TCGCTTAGTGTCAAATCCTGGATCCGAGACTATGGGCAAAGGAAGGAGGGGGGATCGCTGGCCTACTGTTAGACAAGCGGCAAGCGGGCCTAGGAAGGAAGGAAAGCGGCAAGCGGGGTGAATGGAGCCTAGGCAACAAAAAACCCCGCAGGATTGAACCTACGGGGTGTGGTGAATGGCTTGGGTTTACTTACCGTTTCCTGCAAGGGCTGAGAGAATGAGAAGGAGGGTGAATAGCAGGCAAAGGGCAAGATACCCAAGGACTCTTAAGAGCGGCTTCACTTAAGCTTCCTTCCGTCGATCACATCCACCCGATACTTCACACCGGGCTTCGTGACCATGGACTGAACCGAGTCCCAACACGGAGCGCAGATAGCCCGCACCGTGAGGCACTTTCCGCTTGCAATCTCCCACACGGAAAATTCAACGGAGGACTTCCAATCCATAAGGTTTTCACACTTGGGGCAGAACATCGCCCGGCCCACGGAGGCGCACAGGCTTTGCTTGTCTATCTCGGTCTCGAAGTAGGTCTTCATGGGTTCAAAAGTTCAAAACCACGACGCCACCTTCGAATTGAACCACACGAGTCCGGTTTTCAAGCCACTCGATGGGGGTCTCGTCTTTCGAGTCCACACCGTCGAGATATCCAAAGGCTTTCGCAGCGGAAAGGGCGGTCTCGAATTCTTGCCACTCGCAGCAAATCGCGATCGGATCCAATTCAAGTTCTTCGCCCGTGTCGTCTTCAAACGCCTCGAAATACTCGAATAAAGCCCGCAGGGCGGGGTAGCTAAACTGCGATTCGCGCCCGCAGGCACGGAAGGCGTCAACGAATGAGTGCTGTGTTACAATGGTTTTCATTATTTGAATCGGGCGTCAATTGCCCGCCGTTCCCTTCAGTTGCCCGAAGGGAAGCGCGGAAAATTCAAGCTTCGATGAAATGGACTGAACCGGATCCATGGGGTGGAATGTGGACAGACTCGAGACCCCCGCGAGCACCCGCACAGAGAAGACAGACGGCGCACGGGGTACCGATACGGGTGGACGCGCATAGGTTTTCCCCTACCGAAGCTTCGGAGCCTACGCGGAAGGTGCTCCACCCGAGCGAACGAGCGATCACAAGTTCAGCGATGGAATCCACGGAGGCCATCAAAAGGGTTTTCCACCCTTGGAGGGAGGGTTTTCTCCACTGGTGTGTGTAGCCAGTGTGACCGCTTGCAACGCCCGCGATGGCCAAAGCAAGGGGAAGGGGAATCCATGTGGGGTCTCCGTATGCGCCGAAGCGAACTTTGCGGCCAGTGAAAACCTCGAGACTACGCAGCGGGGCATAGTTTCCGGCTTTCCATGCTTTCCAAATCCCTTGCGGGGCTTGTCCGGGATTGACGTAGCAGGAACGATCCACACCGAAGCGACCGTTTTCTTCGTGGCCGCGATGCATGCAATTGCCGCAAATCAAACGATCCAAGCCCGTCCGGATCGCTTCGGTAGGGGAAACGGATTTAACGAGAATCCAAATTTGGATCATGTCGCCCGTTTTCCGGTTGTCGGAGGGGGTGGAAAAGCCGGTCGCGATGATCACGCGATCGCGATCTTCGTGGAGAATGAAGCCGTTCAAAGGGCCCCTCCTTCAATCCGAACGGAAAGAGCGCGGGTGTGATCTAGATGATCCCATGATTCAAGGGAGACTTGAGAAGCGATTTTTCCACCCTTGCGCCGATACCCACCGATAGCATGGGTAAATCCTGAACGGTAAGCTTCCCGAAGAGCTTCCGCCCGAGAGCGGAAAAAGCGACCGCGGGCGTCCAAACAAGCGGAAGCCGAAGAGCAAAAATAGTATCCACCGACATCTTCGAAGATTCGGGCGGTAACCGTTTGTGGGATTAGGTTCAAAGGACACCCCCGACTAGGAACTCTGCAACGCAGAGCGCGAGGGCTGAGATTACGAGGAACGCTCCGATTAAGAGCGCGAGGGCTGAGAGGAAGGGTTTAAGTTTCATGATTTGAGAGTGCCCATAATTGGAGGGCGTACGCAAAGGAAGACACAGTTGCTGACGATTGGCAACGGAAAAGGTAAAGAAAAATTATTTGAGCTATTGAAAGGGGATGAAAGCGAAAGCGGGGGTTCACCTGGAGAAGCCTAGGTTGAGGGCAAAGCCGACGAAGGGCACTAAAATGACCTTGTCAGACGCCACTAAAAAGGAAGCGATGGAAGCAGCGCAATATGGCATGCCGATCGATCGAATCGCGATCCTGTGCGGATTCCCTGCGGGCAATCAAACCCAGTGGCACCGATGGATTTCAGCCAATCCTAAGTTCCAGGGTGAGCTTGACCGCGCCCGCGCCCAGGGTGAGTTGCTGCTGCAACGAAGGGTGATGAGCGGCGAGGCGAACTGGCAATCGGCGGGGTGGATGCTCGAACGCACTAGAGGATACGTTGCCCGCGCATCGCTCGAACATACTGGTAAAGGCGGTAAGGAACTATCAGTAAGCGGTAATCTCCTTGGTGCATTCGGTGGACAATCTAAATAGGATAGGCAATAGCAATAGCGGTATACGGATGGCGGATATGGTAATAGGACAACGGGGGCGGGGGACCACCCAGGAGGGGGGTGGGTGATACCTTATACCCCCCATCCGCACCCAACCCAATTTTATGAGTGTCAAGCAAATTAAACGGAAGAAATCCCCTTCACTAGGAATGGGTTCGCATATCCCTGCATGGAAGCAGCGCAAGCTATTGGAGGAGGCACAACAATTGGCCAACTTCCCTAAGATGATGTTGGGGCTTCGCGATGTGTATCCTTGGCAGGAGAAGGTGCTGGGAGCGTTGAACGAGAAGCATTCCAAGGTAGCACTCAAGGCCGCGAATGGATCTGGCAAGACGAGCATGGTAGCCGCGAGCGCGGTTGTCTGGCACATGCTCCGCTGGCCTGGGAGCTTGGTGGTATGTACCGCTGGTGTGTACCGACAGGTGGCCGATGCTCTGTGGCCGCATCTTCGGAAGATGATCAATGGATTGGGTGGCGAGGAGAATGGGTTCTCGATCAAGGATGGAGAGATCCGCTATGTGTATCCGAAGAAGGTGGATGGCCAGGAGTTGGTGAGTAGATGTATTGGGTTCAGCGCGAGCAATCCTGAGAAGGCGGAGGGCTGGCATGTGCAGGGTCCGAGCAATGATTTGCTGTATATTGTGGATGAGGCGAAGGCGGTACCGGACGGGATATTCCAGTCGATGGAACGGTGCCAGCCAACGCGGACTCTGTTGATGAGTAGCCCCGGTGGGAGCAGCGGCTATTTCTACGATGTATTTCGCAGAAATGATGGGAAGTGGAATACGTTTACGGTGACGGCTTTCGATTGTCCGCATATCCGGAAGGAGTGGATTGACGATCAGTTCGCCAGATGGGGCGAGGGGCATCCGCTGGTGAGATCGATGATCTACGCGGAGTTCATGGAGGACGATGGGAGTTTGACGGCGGTGAAGACGATCGATTGGCAGAGGGTGGTTAGTGGCCCACCTAAAGAGGATACGGAGGGTCAGCCGTTGACCGCGGGCTGTGATTTCTCGGCGGGCGGTGATGAGAGCGTCCTTGTCATACGCCAGGGCAATACGGTTAAGGGGCTGGTGCGGTGGAGGGATAAGGACACGATGGCTAGTGTGGGTAGGTTCATAGCGGAGTTCAGGAAGTGGAATCTGAAGGCGGCGGATATCTATGCGGATGTGGGTGGTATGGGGGTGGTGATGTGCGATGCCCTCCGCTCTGAGGGTTGGGATGTGCGGCGGGTGAACTTCGGGGAGCGGGCCATTCGTGATGATCAGTTCGTGAATAGGGCTGCGGAGATGTGGATCGAGTTCGGGCGGATGGTGGAGGAGGGGAAGGTTAATCTCGGGCCGGTGGGCACTGACGAGATTCTATTGCAGCAGTTCGTGAGCAGGAAGGTACGGACTAATGGTAAGGGGAAGCTGACGCTGGAGGGTAAGGACGAGTTGCGATCCCGCGGGGTGAATAGTCCGGATCGGGCGGATGCTATGGTACTGGCGTTTTGCGGTGGTGGCGGGAAGAGGATGGATGAGTACCTGAAAGCGTTGGGTGAGGATGGAAGGAGCTTGCTTGAAAGGATGGAGGATGAGATAGGTCCGGTGGAGGAAACTGGGTCTCCGCTTGCTGGATGCGAGGTTGGCGGGTAGGAAGAGGGGTATACATTTATGATGAGCGACAAACAGCGGAATTCGTTGCAGGGCCAGATTGTTGAGGCTGTTGCCCAGCGAAGCCCGTGGGAGATAAGGCAGACGCGATGGTATGAGTTACGCCATCATGGGTTGCGACGTACCAATAAGCCCTGGCCCAAGGCCGCGGATCTTCATTGGCCGCTCATTGATACGGCGATCGAGAAGCTCAAGCCGCTGTTCCTCCAGCAGGCGTTGGGCATGGATGTTGTGGCCAGCTTTGTTCCGATGCGCCAGCAGTTGAATGCGTATACGAAGGTGGCTGAGGACTGGTTCAATTATAAGATTCGGGACAAGACCAACTTCACTGACGAAGTCCTGAGCTGGGTGGATTACACGCTGATGAGCGGGCGCGGCGTGATCAAGTGCTTCTGGAATCCCGGTGATAAGCGAGTGGGGTTCGAGGCGATTGACCCGATGTATTTCATTGTGCCGGCATACACCGTGGATCTGCAGGATGCAGATTGGGCGGTGCATGTGATGCCGATGAGTGTGGGAGCGTACAAGCGGATGGCTGGGCAGTTCGGGTGGAAGAGCGATTCCAAGACGATCGAGAAGATTCGGGGTAATCCGCAGCAGGACGATAACGTCCCGGGGGCAGCGACCGAGGATGACGCAAAGCAACTTCGAGAGGGTATCACTTACACGAGCAATACCGATGGGGTGATTGTGTGGGAAGTGTACAAGAAGCGGGATGACGGGGTGTGGGAGGTTTACCTGTACAGCCCCGCGGCAGTGGATCTCGACCTTCGAGATCCCATGGAGTTGCCATATGATCATGGC